GTTTATCATTTGATTGTAGAAGATCAGAGGCTAAAGTTAAATGGTTAGAGAAAAAAATTGATACAGAACAAGACGAATATAAATTAGAAAAATACAAGATAGATCTTGATGAGGCTAGATATGGTTTAGCTAATATGCAATTAGTTGCTAGAGACAGAATGAGAGAAATTAAACTTTGGTCTACATTAAAGAAAGAATTTGATGATGGCACGTTTGATACTAAAGATGTCAACAGGCACCAATTAGATTCTTATCATATGATTATGAAAAACAAAGCAGAGACATTAACATCAGGCTCATCACAGCCAGAAGTGTTTAATGTATTAGGTCAATTGAAAAGTATAGAAAGAGTTAAAAAATCAGGAGAAATGATTTACAACAAGAAAGAGCAATTAACCAGTGACCTCGGAGCCAAAGAAAAATAAACAACTATTCTTTTTAGTAGCACAACCTCGATCGGGTAATACTTTATTTGCAAGTATTATGAATCAGAATCCAGAGATAGCGTGCACACCTAACTCTATTACATTAGAGATAATGAAAGATTTGTTTTTATTAAAAGAAACAGATGTGTTTCAAAACTATCCAGACCACAAGTCTTTAGATAATGTATTAGATGTCGTATATGATATTTATTATAAAGATTGGCCTCAAAGAATAATCATAGATAGAGGTCCAGTTATGACACCTGGTAATTTTCAATTAATACAAAAACATTTTAAGAGACCCTTTAAATGTATTGTACTGCTAAGAGATTTGATGGATGTGTTGGCTAGTTATATGCAATGGTATACAGAAAACTCTGATGCATTTCCTAATAGATATAATTGTAAAAACGATGAAGAAAAGTTAGGAATGATTATGAATAAAGATGGTGCTGTTGCTAAAGATTTAGAGGCAATTAAAAATGCATATAAATATCCTGATATATGTCACTTTGTTAAGTATGATAATTTAGTTACAGAACCAGAACAAGAGTTTCGTAAAATATATCAGTTTATAGATGAGCCATATTTTAATCACAGATTTAATAATTTAGATCAAGTAACAGTAAACGGTTTATCATATGATGACAAAATAGTCGGTAGCAATATGCATAAACTATTTGATGGACCTGTTAGAAAAGTATATAACCCTTATATAGAAAAAATCCCAGAAAGGATTAAACAGAAATATGAACACATCAGATTTTAATTTTATATTTTTAGGTCAATCGGTATTACGATACCAAGTACCTTTAGATGTATATAATATTATCAATCATATTTATGAAACAAAATATCCTGAACTAAAACCTGCTAATAAACAGTTAGTTGGTAAAATAGAAAAAGAACATAGTTTATTTTATAATGGTGAAGATACAGATAAAATGACTAGACATAATCATTTACCTAATAATGTGTTACAATGGTTTGAACAAAAGTTCAGACATTATTTAGACTGGAATAAAGTTGAAAGATACGATTTACATTTTAATTCTGTGTGGGTAAATCAAATGTTTGAAAATGAATACAATCCAGTGCACGTGCATCAAGGAACTATATTTACGGGTCTATCAAGTGTAATGATTTTAAAATTACCAGAATCTTATGGTGTAGAATATTCTGCAGCAGATTCGCCACAAAATGGTAGGTTACAAATATTAGGCTCATCGAATGGTATGTTTGCAAATGTAGATTATCAACCAGATGTTGCTGAACGAGATTTTTATATATTTCCATATGATATGAGGCACTGTGTATATCCTTTTAACGGACCAGGTATGAGACGAACACTAGCTGCAAATATGGATGTTCAATACGACCCAATTAAAAACAGAGGAGTAAGTTAATGTACGAAAATAAAATAATAACAGAACCTAAATGGAAAAGTTGGATAATACAAACAACAACTCCATTATTTACACCAGAACAATGTAGACAGATTATTGAATGTGGTAGAAGTCGACCACCACAAACAGCACAAGTAGGTATGGGTAAACCAGGGGGTGGTACAGATACAAAGAAAAGAATAACTACAATATCTTGGATACCATTTAAAGAAATGGAACATATGTATCGTGATCTTAATAATTTTATACAAAAAGCAAATGAAAATCATTTTGGTTTTGGAGACATACAAGTTACAGAAAATGCACAGTTTACAGAATACCCTGAAGGAGGGTTTTATGATTGGCATATGGATTGTGATGTAAACATGGGCCACGAACCACCAGTTAGAAAAATATCAATGACTCTTTTATTAAATGATCCATCAGAGTTTGAAGGGGGAGATTTAGAATTAATGGCACCAGGTAAGTTTGCAGAGTTAAAACAAGGTCACGCAATTATATTTGCATCTTTTATAAATCATAGAGTTAATCCTGTAAGACGTGGAACAAGACAATCACTTGTTGTTTGGTTTGGAGGTAAACCTTTTAGATGATTAAAGAACAATTTTTTCCAACAAACATATATGGCAAAGATGTAAAGTTAGATAATCAACTCTTTACTAATGAAATAATTGAATGGTCTAAACGAGACCCTGGTGTTAAAAAAACAAATAGAAACGGTTGGCACTCTACAACTGAAATGCATAAGGTTCCTGTATTTAAACCTTTGGTAGATGAATTATTTATAATGATGAATGATATATGGCAAGAAGAATGGTTAGATCGTGAACCTGTATTAGGTAATATGTGGGCTAATATAAATCCATCAGGAGGATATAATGCTCCACACATACACCCCAATAGTTTATTTAGTGGTGTTTATTATATAAAAGCACCTGAAAATTCTGGTGATCTAGTTTGTAATGAACCAAGAGCAGGAGCACAATTAAATATGCCAACAAGAAAAAAAGGTAGACCACCAAAAGAATTATGGAGAGAAGTACATTTAAAACCAGTCGAAGGTAGAATAATAATATTTCCATTTTATCTTTGGCATAGTGTTGAACCTAATTTATCAAATGATATAAGAATATCAGTAAGTTTTAATTTTATACAACATGGCTTTTAATAAATACCACGTAATTAAAAATGCAGTTAGCTACGAATTAGCCAACTTTGTATTTAACTATTTTCTCCTTAAACGAGATGCAGTTGCTTGGATGTATCAAAATAATATTACTTATGATAATGGTATGCTTGGAACATGGACCGATAAGCAAATACCAAATACTTATTCACATTATGCAGATTTTGCTATGGAAACATTACTTGTTAAAATGTTACCTGTAATGGCAAAAGAAACAGGACTTAATTTAATACCTACTTATTCTTATTCTAGAATATATAAAAAAGGTGATGAATTAAAACGTCATAAAGATAGACCTTCTTGTGAGATATCTACTACTTTAAACCTCGGTGGAGATCCCTGGCCTATATTTATCGACGGTACAGGGGCTGACAACGTCATAGATGAGTATAAGAACATACATAAACCCAATGCACCTAGAGGCACTAAAGTCTTGCTTGAAGTAGGCGATATGCTAGTATATAGTGGTTGTGAATTAGAGCATTGGAGAGAACCTTTTGAAGGGGACGTCTGCGGACAAGTCTTTCTTCATTATAACCATGTAGATGGTCCTTTTGCTGAAAAGAACAGGTTCGACAAAAGGCCAATGTTAGGTGTTCCACCAATACGGAACGCATAATAAAATGAGGTTATATGCTACAAAAAATAGGTTTTTTACCGGGTTTTAATAAACAAATTACAGAAACCACAGCTGAAGCACAATGGGTTGGTGGAGATAATGTAAGATTTCGTTATGGCACTCCAGAAAAAATAGGTGGTTGGTCTCAATTAGGAGAAAATAAATTAACAGGTGCTGCAAGAGCTTTGTTTCATTTAGTTAATAAATCTGGAACTAAGTTTTCTATTATAGGAACGAACAGAATTTTATATGCATACTCAGGTGGCGTATTTTACGATATACATCCTATTAAAACTACAACAACACTTACAAGTGCGTTTAGCACAACTAACGGATCGTCAACTGTTACAATAACTTTTAGTGGCGATCATGGTATAACAGCCAAAGACATTATTCTTTTAGATAATTTTTCTGCTATAACTAATTCTAATTTTGCAGCTGCTGATTTTGATGATAATAAATTTATGGTGACAACTGTACCAACAAGTACAACTATTACAATTACAATGCCATCTAATGAGTCTGGATCTGGTGCAACAAC